TCTTTAGGGTGTACGCCAACGGGTTAGACCAGGTGGCAGAGTTTGCTACCAGCGAGATGAACACCTACCAGTTTGCCTGGGTGATTGCCCACCTTGCCGGAGCCTACAAGAACTCCACCCTCAACCTAGAGGTCAACGGCCCTGGGCAGGCGGTCATCAACGAAATCAGGACGCTGCGCCGGATGGCATCCAGCATGGGCAATGCGATGGGCAAAGACCTGATGGACGTACTGGGCAACATGCAGAACTACCTCTGGCGCAGGAATGACAACCTGGGTGGCCCTGGCAACAGCATGGGGTACTTGACCACCAGCAGCACCAAAGAGCGTATGCTGGCGTACTACAAAGACTACTTTGAGCGCGGGATGATGAACGTGTTCAGTATGGACTTGCTAGAAGAGATGAAGACCATTGTGCGTGAGAACGGATTTATAGGCGCACCTGGCAGAGCCAAGGATGACAGGGTGATTGCCGCCGCGCTGGCCTGTGTAGCCTTTGCAGAGCAAGTCCAGCCCCGCTTGATAGCTGCCAAGCTCACCCGCGAGGTGAGTGCCATGAAGGAAATGCGGTCAGCAGAAGAGTTATCCACAGCCACCAACGTCAGCAACTACCTCAAGAAGATAGGAATGTACGGTTCATGAAGGCCTTGACCAAACAAGAACTGTTCCGGCAGATGAAGCGGTTCGTAAAAGACCAGGAAAGAGGCATCTCCATAGCCTTGTTTTGCGAACTTGCGGGCATAAGTAAGCAGCAGTTCTATGATGTATTTGTCCACAGGATTTATCCACAGACTGAAAACATGCAGTTGCGGGTCAGCAAGGCCTACCAGCAGTGGAAAGAAGGCAACGTGAAGGTCATGCGCCGCAAAGACAACACCCGTTTCGTGGAGTACAGGCGGGAGTCACAGCCCGCCATGATGCCTGGAATGGGGCTAAAAGTTACGCCAGACGGCATAAAAATCAAGGTTGGAATGGTCAACCGCCATGATTACAGTGAAATTGACCTACAGGAAGCACTTAGAGGGTAACTATGGCTATTTTGAGAGACTACTACTGCGAATCACACGGTGTATTTGAAGCATGGGAGCCTGAGTGCCCCATGAAGCACTGCAAAGCCACCATTTCCATCATTCACCTCAAACCAGTGGGAACAAGGTCGGCAAAAACCGCCAAGACGGACAAAACGCTGGATGGATTGGCAAAAGACTTCGGAATGACGGACATCAAGTCCACCAAAGAGGGCGAACACCAATCTGGCTACCTCAAGCGGAACAACAAGCTCTCTGACAAGGAATATGCAGAGGCTACAGCCGCCAGTGAGCACTTTGAGAACCAAAAGCAGAAGGAAAGCAAGCCTGGTGATGCCGCCATCTGGGGCAACGGCGGGAACATCTCTATGAAATCGGTTCTCGGCGGGCAATTCAAGTCCGTGGCAGGGGAGTCTGTGGGCATCAACCCCCGTGAAGCGGGCAATTTGACAGGGCCAAAGCCCGCAAGTTATATTCCCGACCACGAAAACCTTTCGGTTCCTAAACCATGAGAATCCCCAAAGAGCCACTACAGAGGGAATTGTTCTACCTTGACCTGATACAAAAGTGTCTTGTCTCGCGGGAAGAGCGCCGTCCTGACTACGCTTCCCTCCGTAGCTACTACCTCTTTGGGAATGCGCCCAGCGAATCGCCCGCAATCTTCAACAAAATCTACCCGCACATTGACCAGCTAACGGCGTTCCTGTACTCAGCAGAGACAACCCGCTTTTCTATCAATCTCGGTGCGGCGGTGCATGAGCTAGAACACCGCAAGATTCCTGTGTTGACCCGCGCACTCAACGATGAGTGGCTCAACAGCAATGCCGACCAGGTGTTCTCATCCGCTGTGTCTTGGGCGCTGTGCTACAACACCACGTTCGTTAAGCTCATCATGAACAATGGCATTCACCCGTATATGGTGGAGCCTGGAAGCATGGGCGTGTTGCGGGAAGATACCCCGTACACCGACAGGCAAGAGGCCATTGTCCAGAGCTACTACATCACCAAGTCAGAGTTGTACGCTCGGCTGTACGACCACCCGCAGCGCGAGGCCATCGTCAAGCGCGTGAGCGCCACGCAGCATGAGCGCACAGAGATTGCCAACGGGGTAGAGCGCATCATCTTGTCTGCGTCCAACCCGACCATGTACGGTAACGTCAACCTCGACCTTGCTGGCAACAACAAGTACAAGGCCACGGTGTCGGAAGAGACTGTGGAGATGATTGAGTTGTGGGTGTGGAACGATGACATCGCTGACTACCAGGTGGTCACCCGCGCTGACCCCGACATCATCATTTATGACCGCCCAGGTGAACAGGTCTTCTTGAAAGGCGAACTGCCATTCATTCAGATTTGCCCTAGCCCGTTGTACGACTACTACTGGGGTCAGTCAGAAGTGTCGCGTCTGGTTTACCTCCAGCAACTGCGGACAAAACGTCTGGCTGAAATCCTTGACCTGTTGAGCAAACAAGTCTCGCCGCCCACGGCGTTGATTGGCTTCACGGGTATCTTGGATGAGAAGAACTTTGCGCTCAACCGCGCTGGTGGTTTGCTGGCAACCGACATGCCCAACGCCAAGGTTGAGAAACTGGCTCCTACTATCCCGCCGGACTTGTTCAAAGAGTTGACGCAGATAGATGCCATGTTCGAAGAAGTGTCCGGCATCGGCAACGTGCTGCAAGGCAAGGGCGAGGCGGGTGTCCGCTCCTCTGGTCACGCAAGCCAGCTTGCCCGCTTGGGTAGCAGCCGCGCTAAGAAGCGTGCGCTCATTGTTGAAGACAGTCTTGAGAAGCTGGCTACGCTGTACCTCAAGTGTATGCAGGCATACGACAACACGCACTTCAAAGACATAGAGGGCGTGCCGTTCATTGCCGAGCAGTTCACCAAAGACTTTGTGGTTAAGGTAGATGCACACAGCAACAGTCCCATCTTCACAGAGGACTTGCGGCAACTGGCGTTCAATCTGTTTAAGGCGCAAGCGATTGACAAGGAATCCTTGCTTGACTTGCTGGAGCCGCCTATGAAACAATTACTGAAGGACAGGCTCAAGAAAATGGAAGAGAAGCAGGCCGAGAAAACCGCCTCTGCTCCACCTAAGCCTCCAGGCCCACCACCCAAGGAGAAATGATGGCAACCACACCAGGCTCATCCCGCGCAGGGGTTACGCAACCCAAGGCAGACCAGCCCCGTGTGAATACATCATCTCTGCAAAGAAAAGAAGCGGCTCCCTCCTTGACATACCGTCAGGACGGGGTTAAAAACTATGCGGGGCGTAGTCAGCGTGATTACGCTCGTCGTTGACCACCAGGAGTTTTTCATGTACAAAATGGCAAAACGCGGTCGTAAGACTCGTCGGTAAGAATTGCCCGAAAGGGCGATACGGGTGTGGCTTCCTTCCCGTTAAATAGGTCGCCGCCTCTAACTATGGAGAAGACTATGCGTAAAGCTCGTAAAGGTCGTAAGTCTCGCAAGTAATCAAGGGTAAAACCTTGATTGCCTAGAGCAACCCATCATTTGGCGGTTGGATGCTAAATAACCGCCGCTATTGACAAACCGTTTGTATATGGTACAAACGCGACCAAAGGAGTTAGTTATGAGTGTGCCAGAAGAGAAGTTGAGAGAGCTAATGCGAGGCAGTCGGTCTGCTGGCGCTGCTATGCCAATGCCTCCTGCTGGTGCAGGCGCTCCCCCTCCTGGTGCAATGTCGGATGCGGAAACTCCCCCGATGTCTGCACCCATGTCTACCCCCGAGCCAAAGATGGGTAGCAAAGAAGGCGCAATGATTAACATTGGCATGGCAGTGGACTTGCTAGAGCAGTCACTCCCAGCCCTCGGCTCAGAATCTCCAGAAGGTCAAAAAGCATTGGCTGCTATCCGGCAACTGTCGGGCTTGATGGGGCCGCGCAAGAACAAGACCAACGAATTGCAGCAGTCTGAGATTTTGCAGATGCTACAAACTCTTCCTCAAGCTGGTGGCGCATCGCCTGAGGCGAAGGCTATGTCTGCTGCGCCGATTCCAGGTATGCCACCCGCTACTGGCGGCGGTATGCCACCCCCTTCTCCCCCACCTATGTAAGGAAATATCATGGACTTGTTCAAACCCCGTGGCGCAGCGGCTCCCCGCAAACCCACTGACAACAACCAACAAAATGGCGTTGTAACCAACACCCCCCGTTTTGCTCAACTCGGCGGT